ATACGGTGAACAGGCTAAAGCTAGATTAACTGGCGCACCAGCAGTAGACCCGTCACTGGATACCTTTGCAGAACAAGCTAGAGCTAGAATGATGGCTAGAAAAAATGCCCTCCGCTAAAGAACTAGCTAAAGCTCTAGCGTATCGGGGCGAGATTAGGAATACGCCACAGAATAGTTTTCTAGGTGGTGTAGCTAACTTTCTTGCTCCTGTATCGGAGTTTGCTGATCGTGACAAGCTCCCCGGTAGCATACCGTTGCTGGGAGGAATGAGTTTTGCTGACCTGTCCGGGTTGAAGGGAGCGCAAAGCCTTGTAAATGACATGAGCTATGGCACACCACCTATCAGAGGCGCGTCACTACAGACAGCTAAGGTAGACCCGAGAGTGCTTGACCTTGCTGGCGTGTCTGGCGCAATGATTCCTGTCGGCAAGGCTGCACTGAGAGAGGTTGCTAAACAGGTACAGAACCGCACTGGATTTGCAAGGTTTATGCCTAATACAAGAATGGGTGTAGTGCCAGAAGGCCCGTCTATACCGCAGCGACCTAAACTGCAAGTTAAGCCACCAAAAGAAGATATTTATTCTGTTGCAGATGCCAACTTCAGCATGGGCATTCCTTCGGGGAATAAGACTGTAAAGATTGGCACACTACAAGGGTCTATGTCATCTGCGGCAGGCGATGCCGAAAGAGTTAAGAAGTTGGCGGGTCAAATGTCTGCTGACGGCGGTTATATTGAGAGGCTAATTGTCGATCAGAATGGAAATGTAATAGAGGGCCAGCATAGGCTTAATGCGTTGCGCTCCCTCGGTGTTACTGATATTCCCGTTTCTGTAATACAAGATGCTTCACCAACATACGACCTTTTAATGAAATCAGGAAAGCTGCGGTCAGAACACGCAAGGCAGATTGTGCGAGATTCAGCAGATATGCTTAAATCTGAGGGAGGAGACGTTAGTGCTGTTCTATCAGGTTATGACTTGCCGAAAGGTTATGAGCAATATTTTATGGACGCTGTAAACGATTTATCTAAACCAAAGGCTAAGGCTATGAGTGCGCCAGATAATGTGGGCGGCGCAATGATGCAGCGACCTAAGACTACTGTACCAAACACTAGGAGCAATTATGAAACCAAGCAAGACGGGCCATTCTACAGAGTCACACCAAGAAGCTATGGCGAGACGCAAGGCAACGCTGGCAGGAATACTGAAGCGATTGGGCAATCCAGTAATCGAACCGCCAACACCGGACGAGATAGAGAAGCTGCACGCGGAGTTCAGGAACTCCAACAGGGCGGGGCGCTGGATCGGAGAGTAGTTCCACCACCAGAGACTAATAAACCGTTTCAGATAGCAAGACAATATACTAAAGCAACGCAGGGAACTGATTTTGTGTTTCCTGATATGCCTGTCAGTAGCTTTGAAAAGCAATCAGCAATAGCACGAGTACATCAACTTGCATTAGAAGGATCGCCAGAATACAAGGCCGCTACTTTTGCCGCATATCAGCGGCAAATGCCAGAATTAGTTGAAATGACTGGGGCAAAAAACCACGACGAGTTTATGGAAAAGGCATATTTGCAGTTTGGAAAGGAAGTAGACGAACAATTCAAAAACTTACCATATAAGCTCTCATTCCATAAAAACGGAGAGGGAAACTATGCAAACTCTAGGGAAATGAATGCTGACTTGCATAACAATGGCAATCTAAATGTATATCAAGGTGGAGAGAGGCACGATTTTCTTAATAAAGTTGACAAAGAAACTGGATTAACCCAAAACGAGAAGTTTCGCGCAGATCACGATGTATTTGGACATGGTGTTTTTGGAAACGAGTTTGGCCCAAAAGGTGAAGAAATAGGATATGGAATTCACAGTCAGATGTTCTCTCCATTGGCAAGAATACCAATGGCAAGTGAAACAAGGGGACAAAATTCGTTAGTAAACTATAGTCCGCTTAATTCGGACTTGTTTGACCATATTCACACCCTAAATAGAGCTGCGTATCACGCAAAACAGAGAAAAGACTACGCCGCATTAAAAGTTATTGAGGCGGCAAAAAAAGAGGCTTATTCTCGCTTTCAATTTGCACCACAAAAAGCAATCTTGCTACCGCCCGAATTCTTAGACCTAAAGTACGCTGGTGGCATACCTGACTACTTGGCTAGTGTTAACCGTCCAGCAAAATCTACTACGTTTGCTTCACCGCTAACACATTACAGCAACAAGCGTGATCTTGAGTTTACTGACCCCAATAGATATGGGACCGGGATTAAAGGACAGGAGGCAGAACGACTAGCTGGCGCTGGAGATATAAGCAACCGTTCATACTTTTACTTAGGTGAACCGGGGCAAGTTAGACCTGAGGCTGGTCTAGGTAGCAATGTCTACAGATCGGAATCAGCTAACCTATACAACTTGAATAAAGACCCGCTAAACTTTACGACTTTGGCAAAGGTATCAAATAGTACGCCATTCAATGCACGATACAATCCGGGTGTAATTAATGAAGGCGGTTCGCTTAACGACATTGATCGTCTGGTTAAATTGTATGGATATGAAGGACTGGCAGTTCCATCAAAGAGCGCCGCTTCAATGTTCGTACCGATGAAACTAACAAAACCGCAAGCAATAGCTGAAGCACTTAGGGGAAGAAAATGACCGAAACTCCAATCGAGAAGTATCTGAACGTAATCGGTAGCTATGACAACGAGTTCAAGAAGTGGGAGGCTCGTGCTGCAAAGATCGTCAAACGCTACAGAGATGACAACCGCAGCCAGAACTCTAACGAGACGGCAAAGTTTAATATTCTCTGGTCGAACGTACAGACTCTAGTGCCAGCGGTCTATTCCAAATTACCTATGGCTGACGTATCGAGAAGGTTTGGAGACAATGACCAAGTAGGCCGTGTAGCTTCACAGATCATTCAGAGAGCTATTGACTACGAGATTGAGCATTATCCAGACTTCAGAGCAACCATGAAGAATGCGGTACAGGATCGCTTTCTTGGCGGGCGCGGTGTCGCATGGGTACGCTACGAGCCGCATCTAATTGAGCGTGATATGCCAGAAGATGGGCTACAGGTCACTGAGGATGCTGATGAGGCAGAGAACGATACAGCAGAGACTTATGAAGAGATCGAGTACGAATGCGCTCCTACAGACTACGTTCACTGGAAGGACTTTGGTCACTCAGTAGCTCGTACATGGGAAGAGGTTACGATAGTATGGCGCTGGGCTTACATGACGCGAGAGGCGCTTATAGAGCGTTTTGGCGAGAAGTCTGCAAAGAAGATACCTTTAGACAGCGGCCCACAGACACTAACCTCCTATGGTCAGTCTAGCAAAGAGCATACCCGCGCTAAGATATGTGAGCTATGGGATAAAGAGACAGGCAAGGTCTACTGGTTTAGCAAGAACAGCAACTACATTATAGACGAGCGTGATGACCCTATCGAGGTAGAAGGCTTTTTCCCTTGCGGCAAGCCTTTGTACGCTACTTTAACCTCTGATTCTCTCGTGCCTGTACCTGACTTCGTGCTGTATCAAGATCAAGCTACTGAGCTGGACATTTTAAGCGACAGAATTGACGGTCTGGTCAAGGCTCTGAGAGTACGGGGAGTATATGACGCAAGCCAGCCAACGCTACAACGTCTACTGACAGAGGGAGACAATAATACTCTGATACCTGTGGATAAGTGGATGGCATTCAGTGAAAAGGGTGGCCTAAAAGGTAGTATCGACATCCTACCGCTAGATGTAATAGCTGCTACTCTCATCAACTGCTATCGGGCAAGAGAGGACATAAAGAGTCAAATCTACGAGATAACGGGCATATCTGACATCATTCGTGGTCAGACCAGTGCAAGCGAGACTGCAACTGCTCAACAGATCAAGGGTCAGTATGCAGGGCTAAGACTTAGGGCAATGCAAGAAGAGGTGGCTCTGTTCGCGTCTAGCTTGATTAAGCTCAAAGCACAGATCATGTGTACCAAGTTCCAGCCGCAGACACTATTGCAGTACGCTTCTGCACAACAGATGTCTGAGGCAGATCAGCAATTGATACCGCAGGCCATAGAGTTACTTAAAGACTCGCCGTTAGCTAACTTTAGAATAGATGTAGAGGCCGACAGTCTGGTACAGTTAGATGAAGATCAGAACAAGCGCAACCGTGTAGAGTTCTTAACAGCGTTTGGCGGCTTCTTAGGTCAAGCCTTACCTGTAGGCCGTGAGTCTCCTGAGATGATACCAATGCTCGTAGAGGTGATGAAGTTCGGCATCGGCGCGTTTAAGCAAGCACAACCTATCGAGGGTACTCTTGATACAGCCTTAGAACAGATGAAGGCAGCATCACAACAGCCACAACAGCCGCAGCCTGACCCTGAGCAAATGAAGATGCAGGCCCAGCAACAGTCTGACCAGATGAGAATGCAAGCAGATGCACAAGCGGCTCAGATGAAGGCACAGATCGACGTACAGGCTCAACAAGCACGAGTACAGGCAGATATGCAGATCGAGCAGATGAAGCTACAGGCAGACGCACAGCTAGAGCAAATGCGCCAGCAAATGAAGATGCAAGAGCTACAATACCTAGATCAGTTTAATCGCTACAAAGCAGAACTAGACTCATCTACTCGCATCATGGT